CTTGGAGAAGACGATCCGCCCTTTCCAGGCGTTTTCTTCTGACCAATGGGAGGTTCAACGACTTCTCCTTCGACAGTTTTTCCGACAGTGGACCTCTCGTTCCCCAGGGTGACATCCGTAGCGAATGAGTGGATATCCTCGGCAGCGGAGAGAACCTTTGCCCTCACCGTGTTAAGGCGATCCGCAGCGGCCTCAGCCGCGTCGAATGCCGCCTTTGCCTGCTTATTGGAGATGTATCCGAGGCGGTTAGCGATCTCAAGACCGCACTTCTCGCAGATGTACTTATGCCATACGTTGTCCGAGAAGGGGGCGATCATGGTACGCCCGGTGTCGATTACACTCTGCGAAGAGGGGCTAGGCGTCTCCTCGCAGATGATGCACATATTGGGGGGTCCCAGGAGTGCAGTAGGGTGTAGGACTTCCAAGGTATCTTCCTTTCGTCTACCAATCCGCGCCCAGGTGCTCATCCATACCGGATGCATCTGCGCCAACGGTGGTTGGGAGATCACGTCGTCTGATAGCCTCGATGGAGTTGTCTACTTGATCGAGGGAGTAATCCGAGGGTCGTGAAGTAGCGATATTGGGTAGGAGGACGCCCGCGAGGGAGAGTGTAATCTCCATGGAGTCGAGGCAGTCGTCCTTGGGATTCTTGAGAGTGGAGTCGTAATCTACCCACTCGTTGATGAAGTCGGGGAATTCCTTTCGCACTCGCACTTTCCCAATCCTGAACAGGGGTGCCATCGAGAGGATGCGCTCAAACTTCTTTCCCTTGCGGATGATGGGTACAACAGGGGGGAATCCCTCAAGGCGCGAAACCTGCTGTGCAAGGGCGGCTTGGTAAGCCACTTTCTCAATTCCAATGTAATGAGGGCGCCATTTGATGAACCACTCGTTGATCTTGTCCACCTGCTCAGGGAAAGGTAGCCTACCCGCCCACTGATCCAGAAGGTAAACTCGATCACGCTGCGGCGTGACCCCAATTGCAGTAATAGCGAAGCGATCCGCTGTGTCCGCCAGAGAAATAGCGGGATCAACCCCAACGAATATGTTGAGATTGAGATTCTCGGGCGTAGGCGGGAGACTTGCATCTTTGCGGGGTAGTTCTGCGATCTCGTAATACTTAAGCCAATCGCCAGAGAGTTCCTTGCCCGCCATGGAGTCAAAGGAAGCCATAAACTCCTGCCGAAACAGCATGGGGTGGTAGTCCTCAAGGGCAGCTTGCCACTCCTCTGTTGCGAAGTAGGGGTTGTCCAGCGAGCGATACTCGACGCGACCATGTGCGGGATTTTGAACAGCCTTCCCGGTCCAGAACTCATCATAGAGCCAGTTCTTTCCGTTAGGGGTTGTCGTAGTTACGAGGCGACCAATCTTATCGGCGAGAGCAGGACGGCTCACTTCCCACGCACGACGCTGACTAATGAAGGCAGCCTCGTCCATCCAGAGCCAATCGAGACCAGCACCACGAAGCATCTCGGGGTTATCTGCGGTCTTGAATTGGAGAAATGAGCCGTTCTTGAACTCGATATAGCGATTCCCTCTATGCTCCTTGTAATCCTCCCCTGGCACGAGGCCAGCGGCAGCTAGTGTCTCCCGGAAAGTCATCAGCGCAGCCATTCCCAGGGGGTAGTCCTCAGTGAGTACCCATCCGTGGAGTGGCTTGGAGGAGTCAATCCCGTGGTGATCCATGTGGAAAGCCTGGGGATGCCAGAAGTAATAGAGGGTATCCCACGCGGCAGAGAGCGTCTTGCCACCCCGTCTTCCGGCAACGAGGTGGCGATATCGACAGACGCGATCTGTAGTGGGATCTGTATTGGCATGGAATAGTGTCTGCCAATAGTGGGGCTTGTACGGTGTGGGGCGGGAGTAGAACCACGCGAACTTGAGGACATACCGACTCATTAGATCGGCAATTCCCTGACCATCGACGGGGAGTTTAGCCCCTGCTTTGTAGTCAGGCAAGTGTCCTCCGTTCTATTTAATACTGGAAGGATTCCCAGCCAGTTGAAGAGACGTTGGCAATGGACTCCAAGGGAGTAATGAGAGCGCCCATACCGCCCGTAGTGTAGGGAGCAATCTGGGTAAAGTAGGCATCATACTTATTACAGAGTGAAGTATTGGTATCAAAAGACTCGCCCATATAACTTGAGTAGGCGCCAGAGAAGCCAGCGCCGCCGGAGAATCCGGTAACGCCATTCACACTAGCGGACCAAGTGGTGCCAGAAATATGATTGACCTGAACCCAATACCACGTATTGTAACTAGCGGGTGCGCTATAAACAGTACTCCCACTTACCTCGATGTAGAGATAGGGACTGCCGCCATACTGCTCTGAAATACCCCCCTGAACCCAATGTACATGGGGACTTGCGCCATCCTGTGAACCCAGCCATGCGGCTACATGATTTCCGGGGGAAGTAAGAAGATCAGAGGCCAGATAGACATAACCCCGAACAGAACCTCCTGCGGGTGGCGCGGCATTCTCGGTATAACCTGCGTAGTTATAGTAGCCGCCGTTATGGGAATAATAATTACATCCACTACCACCACCGCCATTACAACTACCGCCCGAACAAGATGTATCCGGGCCACCGGCGACAGCGTGAGATGCTGAGACTCCAATGCCGAGCGCGGCTACTGTCGCGGCAAGGAGGAGAAAGACCTTTTTCATATGACTCCTAAGAGGGGCTATGTACTTTTTTGAGGGAGTCGCCGAGCCAGCGGACAACCTTCTTGCGCTCAGTTACTTTGTCCTGAATACCAACATCACAGATATGGGGGGATGAGGGGTTGTACCACCTCTTGCAACCCTCACAGAATTCCCCGAATTGGAAGAAGGGGTTATCCAACATCAGGTCTCCGGGCGTGACAAAGTGGGCAGAGATTCCAATGCTTGGCGTTATGTACGCCGCAGGAGCATTGCCACTCGTTCAGTGGCTTAATCTTTCTCCATCCGGCGTTCGTCCCGCCCATACCCGTCTTCCCTGTCGAAATACGAATTCCGAAAGACATAACCTTTCTGCGTCCTTCCAGGATTTATCCCGGCGGTAGAGTAGTAGAAGTCTAGTTCATCGTCAATCTCGCGGCGAAGGTGGGTAGAAGTGCGGCCCTTACTCGTCGCTGTCGAGCGTTCCGGGGGAAGATACATCCCGTCCTGCACCTGTGACATCCGAATCTGAGGGGTTTGACTGATTGGTATTACTACCATCGGCGAGTCCCGGCTCCCCGAATTCACGGGGGTTGGGGGAGAAGTGAGAGGCATTAGCGCGGGCAAGCCACGCCTGCATATCACGGGAGTTCTGATTTGGGGAACTCATTACTGCACCTCCGCCCCAGAGCATCCGATTGAGAAACGCTTACAGACTTCTTCCTTCACCTTCGCGCCGCCGTCTGGGGCATGACCTGCCATTCGCAGGGCATCGTAGGCATGAGAGCGATCCGGGATAGGGAACTCCCGAGTGTCGGGGTAGACGAAAGCGGAGGACGGAAGCGCCCCCCGCTCTCGCGCAGATAGTTTAGCCATCAGAAGCCGCTTCCTCAGGCACCGGGGTACTATCCTCGGCTGGCTTGAGGGAGACATCATCGAGGGTATCGACGGAAACAACGCCGTCTTCCACCTGGACGTTGGGCTTAACTGCGAAGCGAGCTACAAATGCGCGGACTTCCTCAACAAGATGGCGCTCGAAGGCAACCTTCTCGCCGTCATTATCGAAGGAGTCTGCACCTTTTACTGAAAACTTCCACGCCATTGATTGACCTCCTTGGGTCTTAGGTGCCGTTAGGTGCCACTAGCCTGAAGCAGCGCCTTGGCCCCCTGAAGGGCAGCAGAGGCATTGACAAGTTCCGTACCTGCCGCTGAGAATATCTTGATCTTACCGGTGGAGTTCACATAGACACCATAGTAGCCGTTGTCGAAGACCACGGGAATCATAAAGAGGATGGTCGAGAGGCCGACATTGGCCGGGGTAATGGGAATCCCACCCGTAGCATAGGTGCCAGCGGGATCGAATGTGAGGTTCACAGCAGATTCACGAAGCGCACCGGCAACCTGCTGAAGCGCGGAGAGCGCGTGCGAACCGGCAAACGTATGTGCCATAGGGTTCTCCTTATATGAAGGCGCAAGTCGCCTCTATTAAGTAACGCTAAGTGATCCCCAGACGTGGGGATACACTTTGCTTGGATACCTGCTGCGGCTGCCTAGCAGCCTAGAGATACCATTCTTCCGAGGGTGTGTAAATAACCCTCTATATATATAATCGCACGAAACCGGATTTTGTTCGGAACTTTTCTGTAGAAATGTCGCAAATAGCGGGTTTTTTATTTTGAAATAGGGCACTATCGTGGCATTTCATGGCGATATCGTGCATAGGGGGTCCAAGTGGAGGGTTCTGTTCCCCTTATGACCTACCTACTAACCCCTCTATGGACCTATCTATGGACCCTGGGGAAAAGAGGGGGTAGGGTCTAAGAATCCCTTACGTAGAATCAAAAAGATCGCAAGTACTGCCACAACGGGGATCGCACTCGCGCGTGTGTGTTTTCCGCGCGGTTACCATTCGCGTGGGAATTGAAATCCCGCGATGTGAGAGTGTGCCCATCCCGTCGAGCCGAGTGGATTGCTTCCTATCGCGTGCGTGCGTAGCGCGTGTCATCGCGTGCATGGTGCGCGTGTCATTCCCGCGCATGACGCGCCTGTCCATCGCGTGCGTGCCCGCGCCTGTCATCACGCGGGCGCACCCCTGCGCTACGCGAGGCAGAAGTCCGCAAATAGCGGCCTTTTTCGCCCCGAAATCACCCTTTTGGGGGATTGCGCTGGTGGGGTGGCTCGTCCAGGGTGGGCACCAGTCCGCTCCATCGGGGAGCGGCG